ATCTTGACAAATATTTTACAGTTTAAGGGAAAGCAAATGAGTAATAAAGTATTATGGGTATACGGAAAAGACGATTGCGTATGGTGCAAGGAAGCAGTACAATACCTAAAGGCTACTAACAAAGAATACACTTATATCGACATCTACGAACCAGGAGTCCTAGAGTTCCTATTCGCTAAGAAGCTAAAGACAGTCCCTCAGATCTTCATTGGTGATACACTCATCGGTGGATACTCAGATCTGATATTCTATTTTGATGAGGACAAGATTCCTCTAGGTGAGCTATAAGGAGATCAGTCATAGACAACTATCAATATTTTGTGTACATCAGCAGGTACTCTCGTTGGCTAGATGATCAGAAGCGACGAGAGACTTGGAACGAAACAGTCACACGGTATATGGACTTTATTTGGCAGAAGGCTAACCCGCAGGGCTACGGAGGTGTAGAACTTTATAACGAACTCTGGACTGCTATCCATTCTCTGGAAGTAATGCCTAGTATGCGAACGTTGATGACTGCAGGAGTAGCAGCTGAACGAGATAACACCTGTACTTATAACTGCTCTTATCTACCTATTGACGATCCTAAATCGTTTGATGAAGCAATGTTCATTCTCCTTTGTGGAACAGGAGTAGGCTTTAGTGTTGAACGACAGTACATCCAGAAACTTCCAGAAATCCCAGACCTTATATTCGACAGCGATACGATTGTTGTTGTCAAAGATTCTAAAGAAGGTTGGGCCAAAGCCCTTAGACAACTTATCTCATTGCTGTATTCAGGTGAAATGCCTAAATGGGACATCTCCAGGATACGTCCAGCAGGTACTAGACTTAAGACATTCGGAGGGCGAGCTTCTGGACCTGGACCTCTCGAAGATCTTTTTAGATTCGTTGTATCTAAATTTAAGGCTGCTGCTGGCCGTAAACTCAACTCCATCGAGTGTCATGATATACTCTGTAAGATTGGAGAGATCGTCGTTGTCGGAGGGGTTCGTCGTAGTGCAATGATTTCTCTTAGCAATTTGTCTGATGATAGGATGCGTAAAGCTAAGATGGGTAATTGGTGGGAGAATGAACCTCAGAGAGCCTTAAGCAATAACTCTATCTGTTATACTGAGAAACCAGATGTAGGAGCATATCTGAATGAGTGGGCCAGTTTATATGAGTCTAAAAGTGGAGAGAGAGGAATATTTAATCGAGTTGCCTCACAAAACCAAGCTAGAAAGAACGAAAGAAGGAAGGCTGATATTGACTTTGGAACTAACCCCTGCAGTGAAATCATCCTTAGACCTTACCAATTTTGTAATTTATCGGAAGTGGTTGTCAGAGCTGGAGACACTCAAGAAAGTTTATCCAGAAAAGTCAGACTCGCAACTATCATTGGAACTTTTCAATCGACTTTAACCAACTTTCCTTATCTTAGAAGGGTATGGCAACAGAATACAGCAGAAGAAAGGCTTCTAGGTGTTTCTCTCACTGGACAATTGGATAACAGAGATTTTGCTAACAGACAAATCGACTTGTCAAAACTCAAGCAGACGGCTGTGGATACAAACGCTGAAATTGCTGGGGCTCTTGGGATTCCTATCAGTGCTGCTATCACTTGTGTCAAGCCTAGTGGTACAGTATCCCAACTGGTTGATGCCGCTAGTGGTCTACATGGTAGGCATTCTGAGTATTATATTCGTTCTGTACGTGCAGATAATAAAGATCCGTTAACACAGTTTATGAAAGAAGCAGGGATACCACATGAACCAGACGTGACTAAACCTCAGAGTACTACAATCTTCTATTTCCCGATCAAGTCTCCAGAAGGAAGTGTCCTAAGAAAAGATTGGAGTGCTATCGAACAGCTGGAGTACTGGAAGTATATTCAAGAGGAATGGTGTGAACATAAACCAAGTATCACAGTCTCAGTACGCGAACATGAATGGCCAGAGGTCGGAGGATGGGTTTATAAGAACTTCGATATTATCTCAGGAGTCTCTTTCCTTCCATATTCTGACCACACTTATCGACAGGCTCCTTACCAAGAGTGTACTCAACAGCAATACGAAGAACATCTAGCTAAGATGCCTAAAGAAATCCGTTGGGAAGATCTTAGCTACTATGAACAGGAAGATAACACTTCAGGGATGCAGACCTTAGCCTGTAGCTCTGATGGTTGTGAAATCGTAGACTTAACCTGAAAGGTATAACATGAGACAAGTTGAAGTAGAATCCTTTAATTCTCTAGACGCAGCAATCACATGGCTTGAGAAAGTCTTGTACGATTATGAAATTGCTTACGATGATCTGAAAGGAGAGATTACTCTAATAGGTGCTCAATGGCGTTGTTCAGTAATTACTAATACAAACCAAGGGGAGTTAGATGTTTGAGAGAGTTTGAAACAGGTGCTACCAGAGACACAGACCAAGGAAAGATTCATTACAAAGGATTCCTGTCTCCATTGGCTCTAAAGGCTTTTGGAGAATATATGGAGTCCCATAGGGTTCAAGCTGATGGGAGTATTCGTGATCCAGACAACTGGAAGAAAGGTATCCCTCTTGATGCTTATGAGGACTCTCTGATCCGTCATGTAATGGAGTTCCATATGTTACTAGAAACTGAAGGACGGGAAGCAGCAGCTAAAATTGCTCCAGCAATATTCTTTAATATCCAAGGATGGATGCATGAATGGGAAAAGGAAAAAGTATGAAAGTTTATCTAGCAGCCAAGTTTGGTGAACGTGAACAGGTTGAACAGCGATCTTATGATCTCCCTAAGGGTTGGGAATGTACAGCCCGTTGGGTATATGGGGGCGAGGATGGTCTTAGTCGAGAAGCGATTGCAGAACTTGATCTAGAAGATATTCGAAAAGCAGATGCTCTTGTTCTCTTTACTCATGAAAGAGGTTCTCTACAAACAGGCGGTGGTCGATTCGTAGAATTTGGCTATGCCTTAGCACTTGGTAAGAAGTGTATATTTATTGGACCAGAAGAGAATGTATTCATGCATACTCCAGGAGTTATTCAATACAATTCTTGGGAAGATTTTAAACAAGCGGTAGTCTAAACGCAAAAACCCCCTAGAGACCTTTCCTTTCGAGGATTGGAATCTAGGGGGTTTTTCTTTTGTCTATTTTTTAGGAGTAACCGTTATTTCTAAAGGTTGACGTTTCTTGTCACCATCGTTTAGTTGAGATGAAGAATAATCATCCCAGTCTTCTTCGTTGACTATACCAGCACGCACCAGATAGTTAAAAGCAATCCTTATCTTACGAGAAGGTTCTTTAGCACTCTGATAGTCTTTCAAGGCTTGTGCAAACACTTTAGGATCAGCCATGATGCTATCTCTGAAGTGTGCTCTTACAGACTTAGGATCTGCCACGTCTAATAGCCGACCCATCCAGGTATTAAGAATAGTTCCTGGTCTGCTTAGAGGGCCATAGACAGTCTTCGTAAATGAACCAACGTCTTGCTTAGCTCCAGCTAGAGCATCACCAATAGTACTGCCTTTAGGCCGTGCTCTTGCATCTCTAGTATTGCGAACAGCAGGGTCCATAAGCTGACTCAAAGTGTCCATAACTTCTGGCTGGTCTTTAAACACCAACTTACCCACTTCTAGTAGCTCTGGATTACTGGGGATATTAACACCAGCTTCAGGTAAAACCTCATCCATAAATACTTTCATGTAAGCTGCCCGCCACCCAGCTTTGACCTTTTCATCACCCTTGGATTCAACAATCTGTCCAAGTCTTTGGATCTTATCTTTGTTGAATTTACCAGTGAAAACATCTTTGAAAGATGTACCAGTGTCACCACCTTTACCTTTAAGAGCACCCTCTCGGGTAAAGAAATCATCCATAAGTTTATAGGTATCTTCTTCAACCTGAGTTCTTGCAAACTTAGCGTTCTCAGCAGCTTTCTCAGCATCTGTCATCTTAGTCACCAGTCCCTCAGACTTACCATAAGGTTCAGTACTAAGAGTTTCTGTTAGATGTTCAGACATTTTTGGCTCTTTAAGTCCAGTATTAATTTTACCAGCCTTAAGAGCATTCTTTTTCGAAGGCCCAAATTTTTCTATTGGCTTTTTATTAATTTGAGAAACTTCTTGAGGAATTCCGTCTTTAACATATTTGACTACGGTGTTTTTGTAGTAATCCTCAGCTATTCTAAAAGCATCTACGACTTCTTGTCGTTTATTACCTTTGATCCTTACAAACTTTTCCATATTATCAGGTTCAATCTGAGTAATATATTTCTTAAGTTCAATCAAAGCGTTTAACTGTGCAGGCCTTTGTCCACTAGAGTTAGCAGCTTTTTCAAGCGTGGTGATTTCTCTAGAAAGACTCGGACGAACAAGTTTAATAACTTTAGCAAAATCAGATTGAGCGTCAATCATAGCCTGTTGGAGTTCTATGGGCAATTGTTTCCCATATTTCTTTCCGATCTCTTGAACTCTTGTTTCATATTCAGGAGACATGAAAGCTTGGCCTTCAGGTATTTTAGCATAATTGGCGTTAGAAGTATCTCTAATAATCTTGTTGCCTTCATCAATCTTACCAGCAATCTCATAAGGGACTGTCTTGTTTAATTGATCTGATTGCGCTATGGCTGTTTCTGTATCTGCAATAGCTCTACCAATACGTTCTTGACCTTCTCGCTGAATAGCTCCGGCAGTAGCTTCAGGGGTATTCTGTCCGACAGGATTAAATACTTCTTCAGTCTGTGCTGTAATTTTCTTTAGAGCCTCAGCAGGACGTTCAGCAGCAGCCCTAGTTTTATCACCAATACCTTTGTTGATGATGTTAGACTGTTGATCTTCAAACTTCTGTAAAAGCCTTTTAGCCATTTCGGAGTCATCTCCGGCTAAAGCATTTCTCATAGTTTGAAGAGTATTAAGATCAACCTTCCCTTTTTCAACTCCCTCAACACCAGTATCTAGAATAATCTGAGAATTCTTTGGATCTTCTAAGAAAGTTACTAGCTTCTTGCTAAGGAATTGCTTTTCTTCTGGCGTCTGAGCTTCAGCAATATCATAAACACCATCCATGAATTCTCTGAAAGCAACTTTTCTGTTGACGTCTTTGCTTACAGCGCCGTGGAAGTTTTCAGCAAACATGTTATAAGCTAGTAAACCTAGTTTCTTGCCAAAGTTAGCTAGCATTTCTACAGGAGCAGCTACAGCAGCAGTATCCAAAGCAATGTTAATTCGATCTTCAATAATACTCTGTGCCTCTGATTCAGACTTACCGTCCAGACCAGAGAAGAACTTACCTACCTTTCCAGGAAGATTAGCTGCTAGAGCATCTTCATTACCAGCAAACCAGTTATCGTTAGAAGTTGCAAAACCTTCTTCTGTCTTTTTAGTAGGGTTACTGAAAGTAGCAGCACCAGCTCCAGTAGTAGCCATGATATGACCTACAGTCTTAGCAATAGCGGTAACAGCAGAGCCAACTTTAGGTAACACAGAAGCTACTTTAACACCGGATCTAAATATTGCACCTTCGACACCTCCAGCACTAAATACCTGACCTACAAGTGAACCAACTTTCTGTCCTGGCTTTGTAGGCTCATAAGCTGGTAGAGCGTCGTTTAATTTACCAGTAGTCCCTTCAGGTAGCAGACCTTGATCTTCAGCTACAGCACTACCTAAAGAAGCCATATTCCTAGTGCCTTCGTAGACACCGCCAAATACACCACTAGAATTATCTTCTAACGGGAGTGGTACTGGCTGGTTCTTATAAGTTCCATCTACAGTCTTAGGATGACGCTGATAGGCTTCGTACAGAGCATTCATATCATCCTGTGATAGACCTTTGTACATATCCTTCGAAGGAGTCGGAAGGTCCATGATCTGTTCTTGACCTTTAGGACCATCCATTGTGACTACTTCACGCTTGTTCTTTACTGGCCCATATTTAACTAATGCATTTGCTGCTTTAGGGATAAGGTTCAGAATTGGAACATTGTCTAAGATAGTAGGTGGAGTACTTCTTTCAGGAGGCTGAGACTGAAAGCGAACTTTAGGCTCTGGAGTATCTTCTAAGTTATCTAAATATGGATTAGCTTTCTTAGCAGTAGACTTCATAGGAATTTCTACTACATCTTCATCCTCCATATTATCTAGATACGGATTTGCCATTTACTGTTCTCCATTTAGAATTCTGTCAGCGAGCCCTGGTTGTCCATATGCTTCATCAAACATAGCTTTTTCTTCATCTGTTGGATTAGCTTTTAATCGTTCTAGATTCTTTCGAGAAACTTTTAGTGTATCAGGGTTGTCTTGAACAGCAGCCTTACCAGTACCTTCTATAGGCCCTCTATCAGAGTACTTAAGAAGAGTCTCAAGACCACCTTTAACCAGAGGATCTTTAGAGTTACCTAGTTCAGTTCTAATGTCAGCAGGAACAACTCCTGTGTTTGGATACCAGCCTGTAGCACCTTTGAAGGAGTTAGCCTTAGCGTTCCACTCGTTAATTAGAGCACCCTTTTGTTCTAGTTCAGAGACTCGTCCGATAATCTGGTTAGCCATAGTCTGACGATATGTTTCAGGATCTCCAGCACCATCAATCATTGACATAAACCGATCAATGTCCTTGTTAGAACTTCCTGTGCCTGTCTGACCTTCCATTCTGGCTAGACTATAAGCAATCTGAATCTGTAGGGCATCAAACAGCTTGGACTTAAGGGCTAGGTTAGTAACATCAGATCCCAGCATCTCTTGATACCTATTAACATTCTCATCGACTGCTTTCTTAGTAGCGTCAGTAAAGTTGCCATCAGCGTCTAGAGTTCGTTGGATAGCTCCTACTTCTGTTGAGATTCTCTGTAGAAACTTAGCACCACCAGATACTGCACCAGTCAGAATCCTAGGATCAGATTGGACAAGATCATCAGAAAGTTTGAAGTTTCTTGTAAGCGAACTGACATCTGAGACTGCTTCGATAAACTTGGGAACTTCTGTCTGACCAGAGCCTAAGTTAAACAGCTCTTTCTGTTCTATTTCATTAAGCTGCCGAGCATTAAGAATCGGCTGACCAGTCATATCTACCCAACCATTGGCCGTCTGAGTACCTAACTGAACAACGCCAACCTTAGTCTGAGGATCAATAGAAACTACAGTATTACTAAAATTCCCACCGTTCTGTGTGGCTTGTTCCCAAGCAATCTGACCCTTGATAGCGTTGTCTCGTAGCTTAGCTGTTTCAAACCTCTTCTTGTTAGATTCTGAGGGATCATTCTGATACTCTTGAGCAGCTGTAGCCAGTTCAACAGCACTTTCTTTTCCAGTACTGATAGGATCAGGTTCCTGTTGTGGGGGAGCTGCTTGAAACTCAACACCACTAGCATCAGGAGCTTCCATACCACCTTGACCACTAAGTGTTGCCTGTATTTGTTCTGGATCTTGACCAGTAACCTCAGCAAGCCTGTTGTTAGTAATCCGATCTCTACGAGCACCACGGTCTTCAAAGATATTAGGCAGACGGAACTTAGTCGCAGGATTCTTAGGATTATTACCTAGAAGTTCAGTGTTCCTTGGAGCAGCGGCTCTAGGATCAGCTTCTTGTGGTGCTGAAGGATCTAATCCTGCAGACTTCATCTGATCATTAGATGCAGACTCTTTTATTTTAAATTTACCAGTAAGAAGGTTACGTTCAATAGTATCCTTGTCTAGACCAGCATCAACCCATTCAAAGACCTGACCAATAGCTTTAGGGTCAGCACCCGTAGACTGGATATAAGACTTAGCCAACTTAGTATTCTTGGCAACTTCTTTGTCTCGGGCTTCAATCTTATCCTTGTTGTCCAGAAGCTGTTGAAATTTCAGCTTAAACAGATCATCACGCTTGCTGGCTTCTTCTTTCCTACGGTTCTCCATAGAGTCCGCGAAAGCATTTCCAAATCCTGCCATAAAACCCATGTCAAGAATCTCCGATTCTCTTGTGATCTTCGATCATAGTTAGATTTCTTCCTTTTGTGCTTTCATGCCAGCAAATCCACCAACCTGTTCGGGTTCTAATCTACCAGCAGCTTCTTGGATTTTAACTTCATCAATGCTATCGATTACTGATTTAGCTTTCTGTTGATCGATTTCAGCCTCTTCTCCAAGAGCCTTGAAGAATGATTTAGTCTTGTATTTCTTCTTCTTATCGATCCCTAGCTCAACATCTACCCCATAACCTTTGGCTATAAGATACATCATATGAGCAACAGGACCAGCAAGAAGAACTGCAAAGTCTACAGACCACTTCCCCTTACCGACACCTGCTAGAGTAAACATATCAGCCGCTTGGACTAGAGTAACGCCCATTGAAAAAGCTGTGATAAGAGAGACATAAGATTCCTCTTCTGTCAGTTTCTTCCATGCCCATTCAACAGCTTCATCATAGTCATTAATTTCTGGAGGACGATGCCAAGCGTAGTTCTTAGTATCTGATGTATAGTTTGCACCTGGAATAGGCGCTTCAAAGAAACTTGACTTATCGAGTGGCATTCTTTTTACCCTTTAATTCAACAGCTTCTTTTTTATACGGAGGTTCTATACCAAACTCTTCTCCCATAGAATCGAAATACTTTTTAGTATATTTCATCCTCTTGGAAGAAGCACTTTTTAATTCATCAGGAGTCAGTCCTTCGAAATAAGCCTTGATCGCTTTACGTACGAATTCTTCTCTTGTCATCTAAATTCCCTTTATGGTAAGAACCTTGATAAATCAATATCACTAGCTTCATCTAGGCCCCATTGCAGGAATGAGTTCAAGAGCCTGCCAGATCCTTCAGCATCAGCTGCTTGTTCTGCTGCATCAGCACGGAATCTTTCGATAGCTAATTTGTTCTTTCGCTCTAGATCGTTTTCAGTAGCTGTAAATAGATAATCAAGCATACTATCATAACGATCCCACTGCTGATTCATTTCTTCTCTGGAAATATCTACTAAGTTTTGAACATCTCTGGAAGCTGCCTCAAACTGTTGAGCATTTTCTTGAAGAGTGACAGTCTGTCGCCAGTTAGCATTAGCAGTATCAACTTCAAACTGCATCTTACGATAAAACTGCTCTCGGTTGTTTTCCATCTCAGAATTAAATCGAGACATAGCGTTGAATTCGCCAACATTAAACTGAGCCATGTTGTTACGTTCACCGATATTAAACTGCTCCATTTGGTTCTGTTGAGCAGCAGTAAACATAGAAATCGAGGCATTCAGATTATCATAAAACTGATTCTGTTTGTTAGTGCTATCAGCAGTAAACATCCTTTGGGTATTAACAGCTTTAGCATCTTCTAGAATACTCTGAACAATAGCCTGAGAGTTAATCATCCGAGCTTGCTGTTCGTTATTCAGATTAGCCAGATCCATCTGTAAGAAAGACTGAGCGTTAGTAACAGCAGCAGCCATTCGATTATCAAGATTAGCCAGTTCGAACTTCGCTAAGATTTGAGTCTTGTTAAGGATGGACTGTTGTTTATTGCTGAGATTCTGAAGGGTGAGGGTCTGAAAGAACTGAGCGTCTTGCTGAGCAACAGGAATACTAGCTTCCATAATCGCTTGAGCCATAGCAGCAGTAGCAGCTGTACCAGTCATACCTTTAAAGGCAGCAATCCTGGATACACTTCTAGCAGCACCAGCAGCCCACATAGGAATTACAGGTTCACCATTAGCTCCTGTGAAATCTTTCTGTAGAATCTCTAGCTGACCCTTAAGAGTCGCTTCCTTTTCTACGTCCTTAATCTCTAAGTGAGCATAGTCATCCAGTCCTAACTTCGCAGCTGCACCAGCAATATCAATCTGTGGAGTATTGGTGATCTGAGCCTGTTGAGAAACAGTACCCTTGGCACCACTCATCATACCCTTCTTTTCAACATCCTTGATAGTAGTCTTAGCAGTATAGCTAGCTACAGGAGCCTTATTGATATTATCAACAGTAGTAGCTTGTCCTTGCTGTTCTGCAGTAGTAGCTAGTGGCGCTACGTTTCCCCGAGGATCTAACTGATAGTTAGGATTGTTAGGGTCAAGCATTGTCCCCGGAGTATTAGGATCAATTGGCTGCAGATGATCCGAGAGACTCATACTCTCGTTTTCAGGAGTATTAGGATCGTCCTTACGGATCATTACACCAGGGTCAAGAATTGCTTGTCCACTTAGATCGCCAACGTTAATCTGTTGAGAACCAGGAATAGGAGTCCCAGCAACTACCTGTGGGGGAGCATTAGGATCAACTGGAGGTGTAGTAGGAGTTGTAGGTGTATTTGGATCTGTTGGTGTAGTCGGCGTAGCCGTAGAGGCACCAAATCTCCGAGTAATATCCGCAGCTACCTTATCAGGTGTCCAGTTTTGATCGGCATACATAGCGTAGTCTACGTTACCACCAGCTCTGCCAGCAGCAGTAAATGCACTCTGAATTTCTTGTTGTGATGCCATTAGGGTGTCCCATTAAACAGAGATTTGATCTGATCACCTATATACATAAAGGTAAGAACTCCACCACCGATTATCCATATCCAATGGTTTTTAATCCAACCATCAAACCAATCAGTAGCTTGTTCACGAGCTATAATTTTTCGAACAATTTCAAACTCTTTATGAGAGAGTTTTACAGTAATGATCTCATCTTGTTCGTAGTCTTTAGGTGCTTCATCCATACTTATCTCCCTGTTAAAGCCTTAAAACCAATGACACCTGACCCAACGTAGAAAATCCATTTGATCATGTCTCCGGCCCATTGTCTCATTTCAGGAGTAGGGAGATTTGCAACATCTGCTTGGAAACTAAAGATTGAGTCGAGAATTACAGCAGTCCACCATAGCCCTAGTGGGATAGTAAACAACCCAACAAGAACCCAAAAGAATGGAAATCCCATTTTAGTCTTCTGAAGATCAGCCATTATTTTGCCATCTTCTACAATTTGTTTAAGGTATTCTGCTGTTAATTCTGAACGAAGTTTTTCTTTGTCAACTTCTAGTTCTGCTTTACGTTTATACACATCAGCCAGTTTATCAATCCAATCTCCAAGACCGGCTGATACTAACATCGTAAGGAGCTTGATCATTTAGCCTTCTTTCTGCGACTTGATGAATAGGTAAACACCTACGCCTACAGCGATCACAATAACCCCAGCTAATGCCCATGCTACAGGACCAGAAACTTGAGACAGCCCTAGAGCACTAATAAGAGTAGTCCCCCAAGTAATGTTCTCTTTGGTCAGAACTTCTTTCTTCGCTGGTGTCGCATTCTGAGTATTAGAGCTAACAAAAGAACCCTTTGCCCAAAGTCCGACCTCAGCAGAACGACGATTAACAAGCCCTTGAACCCTCTTACCATTATCGTTTACCCACTTCATGAGTTCAGAAGGAACTGACTTGTAATCACCTTTATTCAACTTTTTAAGAAGAGTACTCTTGCCTAAAGCACCAGTATTAAAATGAAATGATACCAGAGCAGCAAATTGATTATCATTAAGTGGAACTTTGACTAGACGGACAACATCAGCTTCGAATTTATCCAGATCATTCCTAAGAATTCTTTCTGCTTCTTCGTTTGTGATCTTCATACCCTGCTTAACAATCGGAGCACCAGCAGCTGAAGTATGACCATAACCAATAGTCCACACACCGCCACCATCTTTGTAAGCTGTGAGTTTAAGTCCTTCCCACTGCTTTATAATTTTAAGCCCTTCGGCATTTACATTCCTTGCCATATCATACCTTTCTAAAAAGAGCAGGCTAGCATCATCGCAGAGTCACTGCCTGAAGCAGCACTTGTAGATACAGTAATTGGCGAACCAGCAGTCGTAGTGTCTGCTCCAGTCCATTTATGAGTTGCAGTATCTAAGCCAGTTGCAGCCACATCAGCGTTGTCATATCGTTCTGTTGCATTAGTCCATGTGGAAGGAGAAGAGGTTCCCTCAGCCATTGCAATACCAATGATAAAGCCATCAGCAAGGGTATCAAGAGTTAAACTAAGAGCACCAGCAGAGTCTACATCACTGTCATAAGGAGCAAATCTGGCTAGTCCATTGGCTTCCCAAAGGCTGATTCCCATAGAATCTGAAGCACCGTTAGTATTGACTACAACATCACCTGTAGACCCTACAGGACAGTAAGCTACAGCAATACCACAAATACCTGAATCTCCTCCACCAGTCTGATAGTTAGTCTGGATGACGATAGGAGCTACATATCCGTTTACTGTACAGGAAGTGATTGTTGTTGTGCTGTCGTACTGAGGATCTTCGTTGTTTAAGACATGAATACCTACGATAATCCAACGATCTGCAGCAGGAGTACCTAATGAGTTTCCAGTAAAGGTAAAAGAACTGTCTTCTTCTCCATCAATGTAATCAGTACCTAGATAAGAGACTGTTCGAGTACTAAAAGTGTTTACGAAGTTCCCTGCTGGAATAGTTCCTGGGATCATTATGTTCTCCTAGTAACAGAGGTAATAACAATCGCTGAGCTAGATCGTACGATGTAAAAGATCTCAAGAGTTTCAGAAGTTGTAATGCTGTAAGGAGCAGCTTCTAGGCCAATCACCGGTTTCCAGTTAGCACCTAGATCGAGTGTTCTAGTAGAGCTAGAAGCAGTTACCGAAATACAACCACACTGACCGTTCTTAGTATTACTTGGATTTCCAAGAGTCCTGTTGCCACCTAGGGCTAAACTAAAGTTCCAACTAGTACTAAAATCAACTGTTACTGTAGCAGCATCACTAAGAGCCACAAAGTCAGCTCCAGCCCATACCTGATCAGTTGTTAGAATCCTGTCAGCAGTATTCGCTCGGTACTGGGCTGTAGTAGCTTCTTTTGCTGTAATGTTGGCGGGAGTGACTGCTCTTGCAGTATCCGTCCCTGTCTGTGTTTCAGCATCAGTTGCTAATTCTACAACACCAGCATAGATTGCAGTGGCTGCTTGTTTTAAATTATCAAAACTGGCAAGATAGGTTGCTCCACCTCCACCACCATTGGTAGCTCCTAGAATACCAGTAATACCGATACTCACACCACTAAGATTAATCAGTGGACCATCACCTACGCCACCAGTATGTAAATGGCCAGTAGTACCATTGAAAGCTGATTCCAGCCTGTTGAATTCTGAGTTTAAAGGAGCTGCTAGAATGTCTTCACCAGTCACAATACTAGCAGAGGATTGTCTTACATAACCTGTCATTTTATTATCGCACCAGCCTTAGCTGGCCTCCGGTCAAACTTGTTTGATGCATTTTAGTTCCTACCTTTAGTTGTGAATTCTGGCACAAAGCCTTGAATAGTATACGGAGAGAAGACTCCATCACTCACGTAAGAGATCTGAATACTATACCCTGACCCCTCAACATTCTGAGTAAACCTGTTAATTCTTGCGCCACCATATACCGAACCATCATCATATTCGAAATCATTGCCGTATTTTGGAGCATTAGCAATAATAATATCAGTATAATCTCTAGGATTAAGAACATAAGAAGAACCCCAATCATATCGGACTGCCATATCAAAAGTTGCAGATCCTTCAGGTTTGATGAAAGTATTCCATTTACGGAAAGTTTTACGAATCTCTGTGTCACCGAAGTCCAGATAAGGAGTTGTATATACAGCCATGATGTTTCCACCATCGAAAGAGTTTGTAGACTCTTGGACGTAGACTAATCCGTTGTAATCTCCATGAAGAATAACTTCCTGTCCAGCGACAATCCCACTCCATACGCAGTTAGCTCGTATACCCAGTAGTTCAAAGAACTCCCAGATAGGACCATCAGTCCCATTCACTCTTAGGCATCCAAGGATACCATAGGATTCTGAAACAGTATCACTAGCATCAGATATAAACAATCTGAACTGTGTTTTGGACTGGATATTAATAGCTACAATTTCATCCATTTGATAACTGTCGATGATGTTATCCATAATGCTTTGAATGTTCTCTGACAGAAGTGAAAGTTCGATGTCATCATTTCTCTGAGTACCAGCAATAGGATGGATGCCATCAGGAGCCATAAATAACAGGTTTCCACCTACCTCAATAAGGCTATCTCGGGATATGCACCCAAGGTTACCAGTAACAGCATTAAATAGAAATCCTGAATTATTTCCACTGGAATCAACAAACCCTTCAATCTCACCGATCTTCCCTGAGCCCCAAACGAATAGTCTGTCTCGGAAAGGTTTAATGTTTACGACTTCTTCTTCAAAAATCTGTTGACCACCACCTGCAGCAGCTGTCCAAGTAAAAGGATCTGTTGGAGCTGAGTAAGAGATAATAGCCCCTCGGGCTAGGAATAGAGACTGTTTGAATACGGCTACGACAATTGGATCATCTACAACCTGATCACCACCAGGATCACCTGTTCCACCAGTATTAGTAGAATCTAGTGCGTACCAGTTCGTACCGTTGTAGATTACTGCTTTGTTAACTCCATCGACAAACACCATATGGTTGCCAATACCAAAGTTAAAACTCAATCCCCGGACCCGATAAATGTCAGTAGAATACACATGGGTCATACCAGTACTAAAAGCTGACCAACCAGTAGAAGCATTGTAAAGATAGAATTTATAAGTGTTGCCTGATGTTAACTTCCTGGCAGCTATATATTCGTACTCTTCTGACGTGTTGTTATAGAACACCCAAATACCAAGGACTTTACCTTCAGCAGGATCACCAGCAGAAGTTACCTCAGCGAATGAAGCACTCAACTTAGAGTAACCATTAATTCTTCGATAACCACCTGACTGATTAGTCTCGTAGTTAATCAGACTAGCACCAGACCCAGGGGATACAGCAGAAAGCAGAAAGCTGTTGTCATTCTTGTTCAGTCCACCCTGACATAATACTTTAGCTGCTTGGATTCTATCAGGCATTGTTCATTCCTTTATACATACCTAGGATCTCTGTAGTTCGGAGAGTTGGTTAATCCACCGCCAAAGTTGACTCTTGTGTCTGCCATATACAGATAGTTGTTGATCAGAATGCTTCGCATCTTAGCCAGAGACGTCAGGAACTTCTTATTGGTCACTGCAGCTCGTTCATCATTATCGTCGTACATAAACATGTAGTACATGCCACCTTGGACAATAACATGATCCCATTCTGTAGGGATTCTGCAAGTATCAGTGCTTAGTTCCATCTCTGTAGGAAACAGATAGTACCTGTACTTCAAGGTGTATGCTTGATCAGGCGAAGGGCTTAATCCAAAACCTCGACCATGAGCTTCAAAGACAAACTTTGGCATTTCTGTTCCGTCTGTCTCAGCATCGTAGTCTCCATCTCGAAAATGCTTATACCATTCGTCACGAGTAATCGCACGAAGAGTACTAGATTGAATATTCAGAGTATCATCTTTTTGAATCTGGAAAGAGTTCCAATCAGGTACTTTAAAGTTCTCAGGCCAAGGATATTCTTCTTGCCCTACTGTCAACACAATCTCGTGTTCTGCAGCATTAAAAGGCCAGTGATGCTGTTGGGAATTAATATCCTTGATAGCATATCTAACAGCGTCTTTAGCAGCTGCTGGCTTTCCTCGGACTGTAGCGAACTCTGAAGACTGGATCTCTACTTCATTCAGCATCCTTAAGAGTTTATTAGTAAGTTCTAGAAAGCTAGTATTAGCCATCATAACCTCCGGTTAGTGAAACTTCAGTTTCAGCCATCGTTTATAGTCTCCTGAAAGATCGGATCGGTTCCACCAGTGGTACTATCAAATAAGTTACCAGTAGAAGTAGTGCTGCTTTGGTATAGTGTTGTAATATCTTGAAGGACTGTTATATAGCTTGGAGACCTCCTAACTCTTAAGGTTTTACTCAAGAGAATAGGAAGAGCGCCAAGAGGCATAGTTCCTAAGACGCTCATCCCAAACATATCAAGAGCCTTTAGATAACAGTTGCGGTACGGGTTTTAATAGTCTGGACTGCACT